TCAGCCGATGCGTGCTGCCTTAGGAGTTACGATCTGACTGCACTCGTGGCCGAGGCGAAACGCCACGACGTACAGGACCGTGGCATCCATCGGCATACCTGAGCCCATCCGAATGACGACCTTACGCTGACCGTGCGACAGTGATACTCCCAGTTCCCGCAGGACCTCAATGCGCTGCTGCAGCCCGTCGTAGATGTCTAGCTTGTCGACTTCTGAATACAGGTCTTGGCAGTCGCGATACTCACGGTAGTAGTCGACCAGTGCAGCAAACTCGCTCGCCGCCTCGCGCGACAGCTCGAAAGCCGGTTCGGACAGATCCATGTCGCACGAAACGATCAGGCTGGCCAGCTCGCGCCCAGCAGCAAGCGGGGACACCGCCAGGGTGATGTAGTCGCGCTCAAACTGCGCTTGCGCCGCCTGCAGTTCCTCGTCTGTCGGCAGCGAGAAAGGCTTGTTGAGTGCATCGATGTCATTGAAATCGAAGGCGCGCGCCAGTGCGCGACGGGTGTCGAAACTGGCCGAGTCACCCTGCTCAACCCGCTGAACTGTTCGCACGTTCAGGCCCGAGATCTCGGCCAATTGTTCTTGCGACCAATGACGCAACTGGCGGAACTGGCGAATGCAGGCGCCAACCTCAGCAGCGGTAAGCAGGCGAGGCGGGGTCTTGGTGGTCATAGAAGATAACTCCGGAGGGGTAGGGAGCCCAGATTAGGAGGGTGCCGAACTTGGAAACATGACAGTCGCCCGACAGGCCCCCGACACAGATCAACTGCCAGGACTTGCCCCAACGAGAAATCCGGGGCAACTGCTTATGCGCCCGTGATGTTCTCCCCGTGCCCCCAGAGGGGGGCGAGGCCCAACTGCCTAGTCACTCACCACAGACCCCACCCTAGACGCGCAGGCGATCCGGGACAGCTCTATGGCGAGGGCTGATGGGGGGTCAATGGCTCCAACTCTGGCAAAACACCCCCAAATTGATGATGCAGTGCATTCATCCATGCCAGAACTGGTTCGCCTGGCCACAGGTGCGCCAGATTCAGAAGGGTTAGCATGGCAAGCGCATTGCTGTTCATGGCCACCCCCGCCAGAAGCGCGCCCGGGTAGCCATTTAACTGCCTTGCCAAGGGGTGAATCCCGGCATGGAGATAGGAGTTCAAGCCGACATAAAGGCATTGTCTGGCTCTGCCCAACAACTGTGATGCTCCTCGGGGCCCAGAGGACTCAAGCTTTACGAGCATGTCCTGAACGCCAGGGAGCCTCTTTGCCGCTTGCTGACTCTCCAGAGTCAGGGGCGCAAGAAGCTTCTCGATGTCGGTGTCGGTAGCTGCATAACATGCCCAGGTTGCACGCACGAGGGCCTCATACTGGGACCGGACCAGCGAGATTGCTGACTGGGGCAGAGTAGCGATCAGGGACTGTACTGCCACGGCGTGATCAAGGGACATCTGGCAAAGTGCCGCCACCGCCGTCGATCTTCGGTCACGTCCATGCTCTATCTCCATCCAAGCGGCTCGAATTTCACCCAAGAGCTCTAAGGAGCCCTCCAGCACAGACGCCCGATCCTGGTCAGCCGATTGAGGCACAAGTCATCCTAGAATCGTGATCTGCAGGCAAGAGTAACGGCTCGTCCATCGGGCAAAGCCCTCAGTTGGCCGGCTGGGCTGCAGCATCTGTTAGCCGGTAATCTCTGCATTGCATCATCCGTGCATCAGCAATTTCTGCGTTGCGTCAGTCGCAAGTCAAATTTTTCTGCAATGGACCGTCTTGCACTGAAATTTTATTCCTCAAAAGCTGAAATCTCTGCAATGGCACCCTAAGAATGTCTGCGATGAACAGCGTTCTGGTCCGCGCGCGATTGCTTCCTATATTGCAACCATACGCTCAGCCAGCCAACCGCCGGGATCCATGATCGCGCGAGCGGACGATCCCGGTCGCAAATGGCTGGCTGCCGTCACTCTCGTGGCTTTGAGCGATCAAGGGGAGCAGTCTGGCCCACGTGTCGAACAGAAGCCTTGGATCTTGGTGGATCAGAAGCGAAACCCGCAGCGCATCTTCCATCGCCTTGAGGTAGCCGCGGCGTATCTCAAGTGCGTTCTCGCAAGCATTGGGGCGACCAAGAATTTGTGTGATCGCGGAGGCCATAGCAGTCTGGACAGGAGGGGAGGGGAAGGCGATAGTCTGCAAACGTCTAGACGATCCCGCAATGAGCATCCTCAACGTTCTCCTCACTCGTGACCACCTCGTCGTCGCAGCGGATACCCTGGCAGAGGATGCTCTCACAGGGGCGTATTCCGCGGGGGCAAAGCTGCTGCTGATCCCTCAGCACAACGTAGTGCTTGCTGCGCGCGGGTCTACGCAATTCTTCCTCCGCATCTACGAGCTTGCACTGCAGGCCAGCTTCCGCGCAGATTTCACAATAGAACAGCTATCTGCCGAGCTAGGGCTGGTGGTGGACCAACTCTGGCCGAACTTTGAGAAAGCGGTTAGCGAAGCGGGATTGCCGATCGAGCAACTCGGGACCGAGTTGGTGCTTGGTGGATGGTCGTTGAAGAACGGCCGGATGATGGCCACGGCGTATGCGAAGAGTGACAGCCGGCGCCCTTGCGTTGTCCAGCCGATCGGGGGGCAGATGGCGTCGCCGGGCGAACCGCTCCAGGCCGCGACCCCTAGCATGGCCCAGGTGGATCTGCTGGCCCATGCGCGTCTCCAGGTCAGCTACCTCAATGGGCAATTGGGCCGGAAAGTAGCAGGAGGTCGACTGCTAGTTGGGTTTCTGCAGAAGGGGCAAGCCCTGCTCAAGGATCTAGGAGAGATCTAGGTCGCGGGAGTCAAATACGCTAGGGGCTGAAATCGAAGTTCAGGTCTGGCCCTAAGGCAGAAGGCCAAAGCAGACCAAGGTCGTCCGTGGATTTGGGATGTTTATCGAGGGCAGGGTGGATGTCCGCTTCTGGCCGGAAGCGGACATTGGGCGGCGACCGGCCCGGTGATGGCATCCGCCTTCGACCCAAAGCGGGCATCGTTCTCGACACACCTGAGTTGATCCGTACTCCAAAGCCTGTTTCCGCTACCCCTTGTAGTGCTCGACGTAGAGCCCCAAAGCTGCCAACGACGCATACACGGCGGACCCAGCGTTGGTCGCGTACAAGGCAAAGGGAACCGGAGGATCGCAGGGAACTGTTGCGATGAACCACGGAGCTGAGCTCGTCAAGCTCGTCCTAGGTGATGTGAGGAATCCTAGCTCCCTACGCATACCTAGCGCCTCGCGGACGTACGCCTTGTTCCAGCCGCCAGTCTTGCACGAGACCCCAAGAAGTAACTCCGTAAATGCGGGATAGCGACGGGTCTTAATCGGACGATATACACCGACGTCAATCTCGTGACGGTCAGCCGCTTTGACCACCGTCGTGCCTTTCCAGCTATGGCTTAGTGTGGTGACCTGCACTGAAATCCTAATCTCGAGCTTCTCAGTAGACGTAGATCCACTGATGTAATCGTGATCCGGATGGTTTGCTTTGCATGGAGATCCTCCAAACGTCAGGACGCCTGCCATCTTGGGGGTACACGTGAGCTTGTAGCCCGCACTATCGATGATTCGCAGAAGCCTAAGCAGCACCCGAAGTTCGTAAGCCTTTCCTTGCGCGTAGGGAGACCCGCTCGCCTTAGCACGCGAAATGGCTGCTTTCACAGCGTTGAGGATTGCTAACTTACTGATCGTCACAGTCGCGGTCCTCGTGGCGCGTGTTCCTCGCGAGGGTCGTCCGGTGGCAGATATCGAGCGATATAGGCCTCAAGATCTGCCTGCTCGTGATCCGTCAAACGCTGGGGTGATACAGTTGGTAGATGTGACCGGATTGAGCGAACTCGGCGACCTTCTGGTGTCTCAACAGTGTAATGAACGTCCTCCAGTCCGGTGAGACCTTCGACCAGCTTCCCGATCTCACCCAAGGTTTGCGAGAGGGCGTCTTGGGTCGTCACAGGTCTAAAATCGAGAACCGCCGCAAGTGCGGCTGCAGCTTGTGCATTCGTGTCGTCCTCGTAATCAGACATCGCCTGAACAATCGCGGAGCGAAGCGATCTAACAATTTGTGGATCAAGCTCAGACGCAAGGGCTAGCGCCTTCCCTATCTCCCTAATTACCTCTTCACCACCTTGATCTTCTGCCATTCACAACTCCACAGCTGTAGACATTAACGGGCCGCGCGGGATGAACCGCCCGGATTCTCTAAATTCAATTGCCGAAGGTTGCCGTTGGCAATGTTCCTTAAGAGTAAGGCACAGTGCGGTTTGGTTCCATAAGCGGATCGCGCTGGCTGTATCCCGAAGTGTGCGATGACGCCGAAGCTGGATAGTGTCGCTGAATTGGACCATCAGGCACTTAGGTCTGAGCCCTGATACAGATTGATGATATGACTCCAAGTCGCGTACGGGCTGCGAAGAGCACCGGCTACTTTGGTCCGCTTCTGACCGAAAGCGGACATTCGTTTAACCAAGGGTGAAGGAAACTTTTAGGGCCAGGATGGACTTCAACTCTCTCGTTCGCTCGCTTCTATCCGATGCGAAGATGCGCCGTAACAAGCCTCTGCGAGACTAGTGCGCGAGCCAGGTCGCTGACATTGCTCCATGGCCTATGACGTGCCCCGCACCCGCTGGTCAAATGGAACCGCCCTCGGCACCATGGGCACGACCATCTAAGGAGTTCTTCATGCTCTACCAAGATAAGTACGTCGCCTTCATCGACATGCTCGGGTTCTCCGCACTTGTCCAAGAGTCGGCAGCCGACATGAGCAAGCTTGATGAAATAGCAGAGGCCATCGACAGACTAAAGAACACAGCGTGCTGCAACCCAGCAACAGGACTTTTGTTCACTTACTTCAGCGACTGCATCGTCATATCAAGCAGCCGCTCTCCTGCTGGCCTTGCCGACATCCTGAGCTGCATCAGAATGTTGGCCGAGAACCTGCTAGTGGTTGATATATTGATACGTGGAGGGCTCACAGTTGGAAGCATTCATCATGATTCTCAGATGATCTTCGGACCGGCGATGCTGGACGCCTATCGCATGGAATGTAAGGAAGCACGCAATCCCATGGTGCTCGTGAGCGAAGAGGTGCGATCGGATGCTCGCGCTGCGGGGTTAAGCAACCTGTTGACGTGGGATGACGAAGAGCCAGACCGCCACTATGTCCACTATCTGATCTCGTACAGCGCTTATGACTCTAATCCAAGGGCGGGCGTCGTGATTCTCGATAGCCAGGCCGCTCTCATCCGGCATTTCATCGCCAAGAGGCTGCTAGGCGCTCCGGGTAAGATCCTGGATAAAGCCGAGTGGATGGAACGATATTGGAACGAGAAGGTGGCGACAGGTGGAATTCTCGGACGTGTTGACAGGGTCGCAGACCTTGTTAGGCCCAATGCGCGACCATTTCGCAGCAGACTCGCCGTTCTAGCACCGCAACCGGGCGCCACTAGTGTGGACTAGCGAATCAGGCAAGCAGCTGCCGATTCCTTGCAAAGATTCAATTCAATTGGCCATACGGAAGCACGTGCAATCCCTGATGGCAGTCGGGACCACCATCTCCCCATTGCCAGCCGCGTCTGAACCAGCGCCCGGAACGCTTCAGCGGAAGGGGCTGGTCCCTTCCGCTGGTGCCTCCCCTGGTTGCACCGGCTATGCGCGGCCACCACGTTCCCGGACACGTCTCTGCCCCCGTCCTGTTGGGCCACCAGGTGCTCGGCGGTGCATTGAAAGGCTCGGGCCTTACTGGCCTTCAGCCCGAGCTCTGAGGGTGCAGTGAGCCACATCGGCAGGCCGCAATAGAAGCAACGGCCCGATTGGGCGTAGAAGGCAGAAGTGCGAAGGGATCTGCGGCGTTTGGCGGTCATGGATGGCTCCGGAATCGAAGGATTCCCGTGCCCCCATTGGGTGGACCTCGGGCACCCGGAGCCTATTGGCTATGCGGGCACAACACCGGCGCTTTATAGCGACTGGCTAAGGCGTTATAGCTCAGCGCTTGAGCCGCTACAAGGCCCAGATGCCGACCAGAACGGGAGGGAGTCACCGACGCCCAGTTAAGGTCAAAGCTTGGTCAGGGGGCGAGCGACGCGCTTGAGCAGGTGGAGCGGGGCGTGGCGCGTCACCCAGGGAAGTCGCGGTGTTGTAGTCCTGCTCAACCCGCTGAACTGTTCGCACGTTCAGGCCCGAGATCTCGTCTAATTGTTCTTGCGACCAATGTCGCGACTGGCGGAACTGGGAAGTGCAGGCGACAAGCTCTGACCGATCAGGTGCGCAGTTGGGAACTCAAGGGCGAGCTGGATGTGGAGCCAGAAATCGAGGGCGTCTTAGGTGCGGATCCAGGAATCAAGGGCATCTTTGGGGGAGATCTGGAAATCGCGGGCGTCCTTGTGGGGAAATACGGGCGGACAGCTGTGGGATCTGGGGCGTTTCCGTTGTGGCAGTCACCTGCTTCGTCAATAGGCCCAGCCATTGCCACGCGGAGCCAACAAAGGCCCAGATCCGGCGGATGCTCGATTTCGCATAATGTATATTATGTTCGCAGCGTCTGGGCCAGACTGGCACGGAGCTTGCCTCGACCCTTGGCCCTGCTGTGGCATGGAGCCTGATTGTGCGTGATCGCAACCTAACCGGCCCTTGGGCCGGTTTTTCGTTTAAGGCTGGCCGACTGGTCACACCCGAAGGCCGTGAGCTGGAACCACAGGATCTGGCTTGGCTCTCCCTGCTGGCGGCACAGGCGCAGGAATGGCGTCGGATGATGGAGATTGCCAGAGGCGGTCAGAAACGGCCGTTTGGGCGTGCGGGCATCGTTGACCTGGCTGAGGTTGCTCATCGGCGCGCAAAGCGGTCTTCAGGGGTGGCCGCTGGTCCCGACGCCGACCCGGTTGCAGGTGTCCTGCCGGTGCCGGGGCCGAGGCCTCGCCAGCGCGTGTGAGGCGCTTCCGTAGGGGCGCTGCCCCTACACCCCGTAGAATGACCTCCGGATTGCTTGGGGGTGCCATAGATGGCGAATTCAACGGGTTTGGTCTGGAAAGTCGCACTTGGGGTGTTTGTCGGCGGTAGCGCGCTGCTGCTTGCGACATGTGGTGTCCTGGGCTTGGCGGGACACGCTGTCATGAAGGAACAGGAGCGAGCCGGAGCGGCGCTCGCTCGCCAGATGACTCAGACCGTGCCAATCAGTGAGGTCCGCGAGAGGCGCGAAGCCGCAGAACGAGAGAAGCAGCGGAAGGCCCTGCCTCCGGGGCATCGCTGCATCAATGGACAGACCTTTCGCCGAATCGAGAATGGCTGGGCACAGGTGTCATCCACATGCGCCCCGTGATGCGTCACGTTAATCAGAAGGTCGCCGGATAAGGCGGCGTCTCCGGGAACGTCCCCATGGGGCGCTTCCCAACCTCAACCAGCGCATGCGGTGATGGCTCGGGCGTGCCTGATGCTGCGGACTGAGCAATGCCGCGAGACGGGTGATCCTGACTCGACTCCGCTTCCTGACGCGGTGCGCGATACGGGTTGTAGGCCGGGCCATCGCGCGCGATCGCCACGCACACAGGGATCGAGATCTTAGCCTTGGTGCCCTGCTCCGTTATGCAGGTGCAAGTGGTGTCCTGCTCAGTCGTGCCGGAGGCCATGCAGTACAGCTCGGGCTGCGATTGCACAGTTCGATCATCGAAGGCGGGTGCGGACCACGGCTGGAACTCCACACGTGGCTTGTGTTTTTGCACGTATTCTTCGCGGGTGAGGGGCCGTGCCGCCGGCATGCCCGCGCCCAAGGGCGCCAGGGCACCTGCCGCCGGCAAAGCTTCGGCCCCCTGCTCTTCCTTCTTCGCAGCTTGTGCGCTGGAGGGTTTGATCAGGAACAGCCACCCCAACCACAGGATGCCTATCAAGGCGACCGCCACTGACAGGCCCTGCCAGACTCGCTTCGGCACCTTGAACTTGTGGCTGGCCGTATGCAGCGTTGCGCTGCGATACCTGTCATAGAGGTTCTTGGGATAGACCCAGATTTCTTCCTCAGCCTTATCGCGAATCCGTTCGTCGTAGGGATCAGCCTGCACGCGGGTCCACGTCAGAACACCAGCCCGCTGCATGCCAAACGCACGATTCATATGGGTATGCGAGCCGATCAGACTGCGCACCTGGTGGTGGATCTTGCTGGGCCACTGGGTGACGAACACCAGATCGAAACCGCGATGCCGGTGCGTGGACATCGAGCGAATGCGTGGATCTTCCGATTCACCCGGCTTGCCGGTGGACGGGAACAGCCTGCCATAGCGCTCCAGCCCCTGAGTGTTGCCATCCGAGTGCGCTTCGTCGTACAGCACAAAGGAGCCATCGGGAAGCTGGGTCCAGTCGTTGTGGTCAGGCAGCTTTTCGAACCATGGGAAGGCGTCCGGATTCTCCTCAGTGGTTGCACCTGCGACGTTGGTGAAGAAGCGTCGCGGCTGCGCCTTGCCTTCTTTGACGGCCTGCTGGTTCTGCTCGTAGAACTCCTGCGCCATGCTCATGGCGCGCAGGGTCTTGCCGTTGCCGGGCTGACCGGAAATGAGATACATCATTTGGATGCGGCCTTCTGAACTGCGACTTTGCCAGCGTCAATCACGACCTTGGTGACCATGGCAGAGCCAACGATGGTGATGGCCTCCCCTGCCCCTGCGAGCAGCAGCACATTGGCGAGGTCACCGGAAATGCCGCCCCAGTAGGAGACGACAAGGTTCAATGCTGATTTGACCAGCGGAAGCAGCGCGGCGCCGGTCGCAAGCCCGAGGCCCGCGCCGGTCAAAACACGTGCGAGAGAGTTGCCCAGGAGTTGGACAAGGAAGGCGGCAAGCCAAGGCATTATCTTCTGAGCCCCAAAACAATGTAGGCAGCAACGATGGCTGCGAATGCGATCACCATGCCGCGGATGTACCGAGAGAAATCACACAGCGGCTTGAACTCGAAGACCATGGCGGCGCTGTAGCCGCCGAGCGATACATTGATGGTCCGAGGTGACGGGCAAGACCCACCGCCTAGACCGCTGGACCACTGCCCTTGGTAGCTGCCGGGAATGGGTGGATCCATGTAGGGCATCGGCACATCGCCCGGATACTGCGGATCGCCGGGGAGGCTGGGATTCTCTCCGCCATCGCCATCGCCATCGCCGTCCCCGTCGCCATCACCATCCCCGCTACCACCGCCGTCACCACCCCCGTTACCACCCCCAGAGCCGCCGCCGCCACCGCCCCCATCGCCACCGCCGTCACTACCGCCGCCGTCGCCACCACCGTCGCCACCGCCTGTTTCACTGCCGCCGCCACCGCCATCATCGCCGCCGCCATCGCCAACGGGCTTCGGTTCGGGTGCGTCAGAGGTATGGCAGACACCACCTGTAGGCTGGTAGCTAAAGCCCGCCGCACCTTGCGGATCGAGCGCGCTGGAATACATGCATCCGTTGTGGCAGACGTTGACTGATGCGGCCGTGCTACCGCCCTGCCAGCCGAACTCCTCGGGACGGTTCTCGCACTTCTTGTCGCACTCGTATGCGATGAAGCTGGATTCGATGTAGCCGCCGCCTATAGCGGGAACCGCCACACGGCACTTTCCCTCGGCGTTTTTTGGCAAGACCACGCATTGCTTGGTGGAGTTGCCCGCCTTGAACTGCGGGCTCTTCTGGCAAGACACCATCGCTTCGCCCATGTCGAACGCGCTAACGGTCAGTGGCACGATAAAGAGGCTCATCAGCAAGGCCAGGGTGCGCAGCATTCAGTCACCAAATGCGATGTAGAGCGCGGCACTGCCGACGCAGAGAACGAATAAGCCGAGCATCACCAATCCCCCATAGAAAGGGGCCGGATTGCCCGGCCCCGGTGCTACTGCGATCAACCGAAGATCGCAGCCTTGAACCACTTGTAGCCAACCGCGATTGCGGCCGGTGCCAGCTTGGCGGTGCCGATGGCGGCAACACCCGCTGCCAGACCGGCCAGAACGGTAAGTGCAGCGCTGTAATCCAGATCCATGATGATCCCCTTGCGTAGTTGAGTTAGTTGCGAACGGACCTGCCTAACTGCTTGTATGCCCATGACACGGCGAAGCACACCGCAACCATGGACAACAACCCCGACACCTCGGCAGTGGTAAGTGCGGGAATATCGGTGCGCGGCACGAATCCAGCCTGCTCACAGGTGCCGATCTGCTCGTTGAATTGCAGGCACTCGTAGACGTACCGCGCCATGACTTAGGCCTGCGCAGCCGGGCGCGGTGCAGCCTTCTGCAGAGGGCGCAGCACGGTGAACTTGCTCAGGGTTGCAACGCCCTTGTTGACCTGCAGCATGGCCGGAACGTCCAGCTCGTATTCACCTGCCTGATAGCCCGGCTGCCCCTTGTCCAGGCGCACGTCGAACGGATAGGCGAAGCCATCCGCCTCCAGCTTGCCGCGCTGCTTGCGGGTGGTGAACTCAACGTTCTCGTTGCGGTCGTTGGTGAAGCTGCCGCCACGCTCGTTGATCTGCGAATCCAGTACGGTGACCTTGATCATTTCGTTACCCCTTGGAGGTTTGTTGTACGGCCGCGATTTCGGGCCAGTGCGCTGCTGTGTCACCTGTTACCCACTTCGGCAGCGATGGCGAAGTGCAGGATTCGATGACCGCCCGCAGTGACTGATCGTCCGGGCAGTTCTTGGAAATGAAGTTCAGTGCCGCGCCGTACTGACGGCGGATGTGGCGACGAACGCTCTTCCACGTCGCCTCAACGGCGGCTTTCGTGATCTCGATGCGCGTAGCCACGCAGCGCAGAAAGCACAGGACCGGATAGGCGCCGAGCAGGTACGAAGCCGGGTCGCGTAGAACGTCGAGCGGCAGTTCCTTGCGGTTGGATGCACGGAACTGGGCCTCATAGCGCACCCACGGTGACGCCTTATCGCCCTGCTCCCTGCCTTTCTCGTAGACGCGCAGCTGCTTTTCCGACTTCTTGCCGCCGACATAGAGGGTCTTGCCGTCACCGCTGTCGTAGTCGTCCACCAGCTGTGCCTTGGGGCGCTGACCACGGTTGTCGAACTCGCCCTGGGCGTACCACTTCTGTGCCAGACGCAAGGGGTAGTTGCCCACAAGATCATCGGCGCACACGTCGATACGGGTGATCCTGCCGCCGCAGCTTTCGAGCTTCGCTCGAAGCTCCAGCCACCGCTGCGCATGGCCGCAGCGCGCTGCTGCTACTGCCCTACATCCATCGCCGGTCAACTCGATTCGGGCGGTATACGTGCCATCAGCACGGCGGCAGTTCTCACCGCCAAGCTCGATCATGCCGACGAACTTCTTTTCGGCGTTGAGGATCTTGATGCGCCACAGGTAGAACCGCCCTCCCCCGGCTACTTCGTCCAGTTCCAGCCCAAGCCCTGCGAAGAACCAGCAGAAGATCTGCAGGGCGACTACGCGGGCGTTGTCGGGGCTGAAATCGACCCATTGCCGGATCTCTTCGTAGGAGTCGCCCTCACGGAATGCCAGCTCGTTCAACACGGCGAGCATGTCTACAGAGGCGGAGAACCAGTCAATGCCGACCGTCAGGGTTCCCTCGGGGTTCCTGAATTCACTGACTCCCCTGTTAGACGAGGGGAGTCCCGACCCGGCCAGCACCGCGCGATCACCGAGCATTGGAGCGATCCTTTCGGAGATTCCACAGGCGACGAAGCCCCAGCCATGCCTGTTCGATGACGATGGAGACGACAGCCACACCGAGCACGAGCGCGACAAACACAGCGCACACCGTGAGACCCATATCGAGCTGGGTTAGCTCGGCGAAGGAGGGATACCTACTCATGCGGCTCGCTCCTGCTCTTCTGCGTAGCGAGCGGCGGCCAGAAGATCACCGCACTTGGTGGCGGCAATCTCAGCCTTTGCGAGTGCGATGACCTGGGCTTCGCGGGACTGCTGCGAGGCGGTGTAATCACGCCGGTCGAGCAGCCACGAAACGAGCTTTGCGCAGCCGATGGATACGGCCACGATGGCCCCCAGCAGCACGAAGGTAATGAGCGGATCGATCATCCCTGTTCCCCTGCCCCAAGCCCCAAGAGAACCCGCCAACGGCCTTGGGGTGCCGGTGGCGGGTGTTGAGTGATCACTCAACGTGGGGCATGTAAACTGATCACGAAACACGTGTCAACTGATCGATCAACTGGAGCCACCATGACCGCCGTCAACGAACTACTTGACAACGTGAAAATCCGCTTGAATCTCGCGTCAGACATGGCTTTAGCCGAAAGGCTGACGGTCACTCGTTCGCTCGTGTCCAGGTGGCGGAAAGGCGACACGCCACTGGCTGATGAACGGATTGCGCAAATCTGCGCACTGGCAAAGCTGGATGGCCCCACTTGGATCGCGATGATCCACGCCGAGCGGGCGACCTCTGCAACAGAACGTGCCCTGTGGCGGCTGATGCTGGACCGAATGAGCGCGGCGGCTGCGGTCGTCGCGCTGGTAGCGCTGTCGTTGCCGAACCTCGGAAACGCAAAAACCGCCCAAAATCAGGCGGTTAGCGGGGGCATACTGACCCATTCTGTATATTATGTTACCAAGAGGTCTACCCATACGAACCCCAACCAGTCCAGTCCTGGCCGCAAGCTGCTCCCCTTTAAGTAA